TGGGATAACGGTAAGGTCAAAGAAATTGACATCAATCGTTATTATGAAGATATTAAAAAAGCCAAACAAAAGCAATTAGATGAAGTTGCATTGAAGATATTCTCGAACTTCGTGTCAAAACTTTAAATTTTATAAATATATTTACTTCTTTAGGAGTTATAACCAATGAGTAAGACATTATCAGAATCTGCTGCTGAAATTCTAAAAGCATCACTTGCATCTGCAAGCAAAGAACCAGCGGCAAAATTACCAGCCGAAGAGGACGATCTCGGAGGCGCAACAGAAACAGATCCAGCTGGTGGCGAAGTCGGTAAGAAGGCTGCTGCTAGCGTTACTGTTGCTGCTAAACCAGCAGCAAAGGGTGATGCAAAGGCTGCAAAAACTGACGCTATGGAAGAAGTTCAAGCTGATGAAACAGCTGAAGTCTTCGCCGAAGATGTTTCTGAAGAAGAAGTCGTTGAAGTTTCAGAAGAAGAACTAGTAGAAGCCAAGAAGAAGATGAAGATGGACATGGTTGCCAAGCACAAAGGCTCAATGGCAGAAGATGTCGACGCTCTTTTCAATGGCGAATCTCTCTCTGAAGAATTTCGCACAAAAGCAACAACAATTTTTGAAGCAGCAGTTCAATCGCGCGTTGAAAAGATTGTTGAAGATGTCATCAACGAAAACGATGAAATCCTAGCAGAAGCTGTAGAAGAAATCAAAACAGAACTTGCAACACAAGTTGATGAGTATCTCAACTATGTTGTTGAGCAATGGATGGAAAACAACGCAGTAGCAATCGAATCAGGTCTACGCGCAGAATTAACTGAAGACTTCATCAATGGTCTTAAGAATCTGTTCGCAGAACACTATATCGACATTCCAGAAGAAAAACTAGAAGTCGCTGAAGAACTTGCTGCTAAAGTTGTTGATATGGAAGAGTCAGTTGCTGTTTATGAAGCAACACTCGCCGATCTATCAAAAGAACTAAACGAAGCAAAGAAGCATGAAGCAATTCGCAAGATTTGTGAAGGTCTAACCGAAGTACAAATCGGCAAAATGAAATCGCTCGCAGAGGGCGTGGAGTTCACCACAGAGGGTGAGTTTAATAATAAACTCGCAGTTATTCGCGAGAACTACTTCCCAGTTAATAAAGTGAAAAGTGAGGTAAAGGTTGCTGAAGAGACGTCAGAAGCACAACCTGAAGTAGAAACACCTGCATATATGGATCGTTATGTTAAGGCAATTTCAAAAACACTACCAAAGTGAATTATAACTTAGAACGGAGAAATCTATCATGTATCTAAACGAAACACATGCAAAGAAGTGGGCTCCAGTTCTTGATCACCCAGAACTCCCAAAGATCAGCGATCCATACAAGCGCGCTGTGACTGCCCTAGTTCTCGAGAACCAAGAACGTGCCCTTCAAGAAGAAGCAGCCAATTATGGTCGTTTGTTCGAAGCAACACCAGTAAACGTTGCTCCAACATCACCATCTTCAGGCAATATCCAAGGCTTCGACCCAATCCTAATCGGATTGGTACGTCGTGCTCTTCCAAACCTAATGGCATATGATATCTGTGGCGTGCAGCCAATGACAGGTCCAACAGGACTTATCTTCGCAATGCGCACACGTTACTCAGCACCAGACGGTTCAGAAGCATTCTACAACGAAGCAAACACAGTGTTCGCAGGAACAAACGGCAATGGTACAGTTGCAAACGCAATCGTATCACTCAGCCAGAACGTTGCTGCAATGACAATGGCAAACACTGGTACAGGCGACACAACTGCAAACTTCGAAACGAAGAATATGGCAAATATGGCGTTCTCAATCGAGCGCGTATCTGTCACAGCAAAGACACGTGGTCTACAAGCATCCTACACAATGGAACTTGCACAAGACCTCAAGGCAGTTCACGGTCTCGACGCAGAAACAGAATTGACAAACATTTTGTCAACTGAAATTCTTGCAGAAATCAACCGCGAAGTTGTTCGTACAGTCTATGCTACAGCAAACGTTGGTATCACAGGTGCTGCTACAGCAGCAATGAACCTATCGTCTTCAGACGCAACACTTGGTACATCAGGTCGCTGGCAGGTTGAGAAGTACAAGTCACTTCTATTCCGCATCGAACAAGCTGCTAACAAGATCGCGAAGGATACACGTCGTGGTAAGGGCAATCTCCTCATCGTTTCAACCGATGTGGCATCAGCTCTCGCAATGACAGGTCTTCTTGACTATAACTCAGCACTATCAAACAACACCAACCTAACTGTTGACGATACAGGCAATACCTTCGCAGGTACGCTATTCGGACGCATTAAGGTCTATGTTGATCCATATTCTGTAGCAAGTTCAGACTATGTCGTAGTCGGATACAAGGGCAGCTCACCATATGACGCTGGCTTGTTCTACTGCCCATACGTTCCTCTACAGATGGTACGTGCTATCGACCCAGACAACTACCAGCCAAAGGTTGGATTCAAGACTCGCTACGGCATGGTCGCAAATCCATTCGCACAAGGCTCAGGAAGCGGTACAATCGCATCAGGCGAGAACTACTACTACCGTAAGTTTGCTGTGTTGAACATCAACCAATAATAATTTGCCAAATTAAAAATAATAATAAGGCAATGTGACTAAGAGGGGAGACGAAAGTCTCCCCTTTTTTTATACTAAATAAATTTAGAACAGTTCAGTTTACGGAATTTTCATGACAGCGCTAAATCGAAATCCATCAAATATAGATTTGCTACAAAGCACAAAATTTCGTGTTACATTTACTAGATTGCCTGGACTCACGTATTTTTGCAATAGCGTAAATTTGCCTGGGATTTCATTAACAGAAATTCCAATGCCTACTCCATTTGTAGACTTGTATTTGCCTGGAGAAAAGGCAGTATATGATACGTTTAATCTTACATTTTTAGTTGATGAAAATCTTCGCGGATGGACTGAAATTCATGACTGGATTAGAGGCGCAACGTTCCCAACAAATTTCGAAGAGTATGTAAATCTTGCGCGTACAAATCCATCACCAAATATTCGTGCAATTCAAACACGTCCACCAGTCTATACTGACGCCACACTAACAATTTATTCTAGCAAAAACAATCCAAATTTTAGAGTAAAATTTATTGACGTATTCCCAACTACAGTTGGATCGCTTTTGTTCTCAGCAAGCGATAGCGCAGAAAACATCATTACTGCAGATGTCACATTCAGATTCTCATACTATAACTATGAGAGACTTAAAGAAGTTGGTGTTGCTGAACCTGGTGCCGCTTAACGCTCGACATAGTCTATTATATAGAAGCATTAGTTTATAGTCAATTTATTGCATTGACTTGCTTTATGAGGCAACATATAGTATATTAATCGTTTGATTAACTATCTTATTTGTTTATGGCAATCGAAACACCTCCTCTTGAAAAGATTATTGAACAATGGGAAAAGGACTCAGACGTTGATGCGACTGAGCCAGGCAAAGAGATCATTCGTATTCCGTTGTTACACAACAAGTATAACAAATATTTGTCACTGCATAATCTATCTGCAAAGAAAGCAGCAATAGAATATGATCGCATGAAAAAACTCAAATGGATGTACTACAATGGCAAACTAGACCAAGAAGAATTAGATAAACTTGGTTGGGAACCATTCAGATTTACATTGAAGTCAGATATACAAGTTTATCTTGATGGCGATGATGACCTCAATAAACTCAAAAGAAAAAAATCCTATCACGAAGAAACCGCCAAGTTTTGCGAAAACGTGATGAAAGAACTCAATTCTAGGACATATCAACTAAAAGCGTATATGGATTGGGAACGATTCATTCAAGGTGCTCGTTGATGTGTGATGTGAAAATTGAAAAGATCAATAACATCTATGTGCAAATTAATGCCGATAATGGCATTTTGCAAGAGATGTCAGAATTCTTTACATTTTCAACTCCAGGTTATCAATTTTCACCAGCATTTAAAAATAAATACTGGGACGGAAAGATTCGACTGTTAAATCTAAATACAAGGCAAATCTATCTTGGTCTTGTACCGTATATTAAAAAGTTTTGCAAGGACAGCAATTATACCTGCGAGTATATCGATGAAGAAAAGGAAATCTACCCGATTGACACGAAAAATTTGGCAAGTGCTTTATCACTTCCAATGGAGCCGAGAGATTATCAGTATCTCGCTTCTAGCGTCGGACTTACGAAGAAAAGAACTGTACTCATTTCACCTACAGCGTCAGGAAAATCATTAATCATCTATATGATGATTCGCCACCTGTTGAACACAGGTAAGAAGCGCGGATTGCTGATTGTCCCTACGATCAATCTCGTCACTCAGATGCATAGTGACTTCAAGAACTACTCATCTGTCAATGGATGGGATGTAGAGAAATACTGTCAGAAGATTTATGGTGGCGAGAGCAAGATACCTGATAGCGATCTTGTAATATCAACTTGGCAATCAATCTACGAGATGCCAAAGAAATACTTTGCGCAGTTTGATTTTATTATCGGTGACGAAGCACATACATTCAAAGCCAAGTCACTGACTTCTATCATGACCAAACTCATCAATTGTGATGTGCGTATTGGCACAACAGGTACACTTGATGATAGCAAAGTAAATAAGTTAGTTCTTGAGGGATTGTTTGGTCCAACGTTCAAAGTTATTTCCACCAAAGAACTCATTGAACGTAAACAACTCGCAAATTTTAATATCAAGTGTATAGTGTTAAAATATCCTGAGATAGTTTGTAAAACGATCAAAGGATTTGCTTATCCAGACGAGATGAATTTTTTGACTCAACACGAAGGTCGAAATCGTTTTATCACTGATCTTGCACTAAACCTTAAAGGCAATAGTTTAGTTTTATTTACTTATGTAGAAAAACACGGTAAACTATTATATGAATGGATAACTGAAAAAGCAAATGGTCGAAAGGTATTCTTTATTCATGGTGGAGTTGAAGCAGAAGATCGCGAAGCAGTGAGACATATCACTGAACAAGAAAACGATGCGATTATTGTAGCGAGTTATGGAACGTTCTCAACGGGCGTTAATATCCGTAACCTACATAATATTATATTCTCCTCACCAACAAAGAGTAAAATTCGAGCATTGCAGTCTATCGGTCGTGTATTGCGTCTAGGTGAAAACAAAGAAGCAGCCACGTTGTACGATATCGCTGATGATCTGCGTTATGGACCTCATACAAATTTTACATTGAAACATTATGAGGAAAGAGTGAAGATCTATAGCGAAGAGAAATTTCCTTTCACAACCATCAACGTAAGGATAAATTAATGTCAGAAGAATCAGAAGAATACAAACCAAAGGGTGAATTGCGATTTATTCGCTTCCGCTCTATGCCTGACGATATCATTGGATATGTAACATACAAACAAGATTACATTACAGTAGAGTTGCCATTACGAATTGAGATTGAAACTATTTTTGATGAAGGTCGACAAATTCTTGCTATGCAAGAATATCTTCCTCAATCAGTTGTCAATATTAAAGAAGTAGAATTTTACATGGAAGAAGTATTATTTGCAACTCCTGTTAAACCAGAATTCGTTGAGCAATATGAATATGTTGCTGACTTCTTCTATAATAATGAGCATAAACTAAAAGATATTAAGAAAAAACGAACAATGACTACAGACCCTACACAAGAAAATGTAGATAAAGTTGTTTCTATACTAGAAGCATTACAATCAAAGAAGGACAAACCAGTACACTAATATGGCAAAAAATCACTATATCAATAATAAAGATTTCCTGAAGGAAATGACTGCATATCGCACAGCCATTCGCAAGGCAAAAAGGCTCGGTCAACCGAAACCACAAATTCCTCGGTATGTTGCTGAGTGCTTTATGAAGATTGCTGAAAATCTTTCACACAAACCTAATTTTTTGTCATATACTTTTAGGGACGAAATGATTGCTGACGCAATCGAAAATTGTGTCATGTATGTCGATAATTTTGACCCAGCAAAATCTAGCAATCCATTTGCTTATTTCACTCAAATAGTATATTATGCATTCTTACGTCGCATTCAGAAAGAAAAAAAGCAACTGTATGTAAAGTACAAGTCTACAGAAACTGCTGGTATTCTTGATGAGTATGAACTCAATGAAAACGAAGATGGTACTTTTAGGCAGTTTGAGTTGTACGAAAACATTTCAGAGTTTATTGTCAACTATGAAAATGCTCGGAAACAAAAGAAGGCGAAGCGCGAAGGATTGGAGAAATTTGTAGATGAAGATAGCAATATTGGGTGATACTCATTTTGGTATGAGAGGTGACTCGATCGCCTTTCATAATCATTATCGTGAGTTTTATACTAAACACTTTTTCCCATATTTGGTGCAAAATGGAATTACCACCATCTTTCAGTTGGGTGACTTGTTTGATCGTCGCAAGTACATCTCTTTTCAGTCTCTTGCTCTTTGCCGCAAGTATTTTTTTGATGAATTACTTCGGCATGATTTAGAGATGCATACGTTGCTCGGCAACCATGACATCACATTTAAGAATACACTTGAAGTTAATTCTCCAGAGTTACTGCTCAAAGACTATCCAAATGTTGTAGTTTACAACGAACCAACTTCATGGCAAGGAATTGATATTATTCCTTGGATCTGTAAAGATAACGAAGCAGAAATTTTAGACTTTATCAAACGCAGCACCAATCATGTTTGCTTTGGTCATTTTGAACTGCAGGGGTTTGAAATGGATCGCGGGAATATTTGCCATGAAGGCATGGATCCTGCTACGCTACAAAAATATGATCTAGTAATGTCAGGACATTTTCACCACAAGAGCAACAGTGGCAGCATTGTATATGTTGGTACTCCAGGGGAAATGACTTGGGCTGACTATAACGATGAGCGTGGGTTTCATGTTTTTGATACTGAAACTCGCGACTTAGAATTTATTCAAAATCCATTGAAAATGTTTTATAAAATTCAATACAATGATGATGAGTTATACTACAATGATTTGATAGATGCTGACTATTCTCACCTCGCAAGCAAATATGTTAAAATTGTTGTAGAGAAGCGTAATAATTCATTCTTGTTTGATACTCTATTAGACACTTTGGCGAAAGTAAATCCATTAGAAGTATCTGTTGTTGAAGACTTCTCTGAAATTACTGATAACGTTGAGGTCGATATTGATCAGGCTGAAGACACAATGACAATTTTAAACAAATATGTTGATGGGTTGACATTGCCAGTAGAATCAGATAAAATAAAGACTGTTCTGCGTGATGTGTATACTCAAGCATTGTCTATGGAGACTGTGTGATATTCTTTTCTAAAGTTCGATACAAGAACTTTTTATCAACTGGAAACATATTCACTGAGATTAATCTCGGCGAACACTCAACCACACTTATTGTTGGTGAGAATGGTGCAGG